CTGTTGGCTCCTATTTCGTATAAAACACAAAAAACAAATGTACAAGAAGCAATATCTGCCCTTGAGGAGCTAATTAAACAGGGGGCCACCATAGGGGAAGATGGTGAAATAGAAGTTACTCAAACAAACCGCACAGATGCGGAAAATATCTTCACGGGGGTAAATAAACTGCGACCCACCACCCCGCCCGGAGTGTTGATTCATCTGCACTCTCTCCTGCAGGAATACAACCATAAGGTAGTGCAGAGCGCGGAGCAGGTGCGTACTTACGTCACTAACCGGCTTATAGAAGAGTCTGCCAATGAAGATCCAAAAATTCGGATGCAGGCTTTGGTCAGCCTCGGAAAAATCACGGATGTTGGGTTGTTTACAGAACGGACGGAAACAAAAATCACACATGGGACGAGTGAGGAGCTTGAATCCGCCTTAAGGGGTAGATTAAAGCGGTTGATAGATCTGGATAAGAAAGACTACGCTGATGTGGAAGAGGCACCGTGAATTCCCCCACTCCCCTTTCAGTTCAACACTTGAGTGAGCAGGATCTTAATTATTTACTGTCAAATTTACATAAACTGGATCAAGAGGAGAAGACACAGCTTCTTGAAGAGCTTGACCTTCTGGAAAAGCTGAAGAATGATTTCCTTTTTTTTGGAAAACAGGTGTATGAAGGGCTGCTCATTGGATACCACCATCGGAAAATGGCGGAAAAGTTCGAAGAAGCGGTGGGGGGTGGGGGTAAGCGCATCATAATTAACATGGCCCCCCGCCATGGGAAGTCTATTTTTACTTCTTATCTGCTCCCAGCATGGTTTTTAGGTAAGTTTCCGGGTAAAAAGGTCATTCAAACCTCCCATACAGGGGAGTTGGCGGTGGATTTTGGCAGAAAAGTGCGAAATTTGATAGATTCTCCCGATTATCAAGCTCTTTTTCCTGGTGTAGAGTTGTCTTATGATTCAAAAGCAGCCGGTAGATGGTCAACAAACCGGGGTGGAGAATATAATGCCCTTGGTGTTGGTGCTGCCATGGCTGGCAAGGGGGCTGATTTGCTCATCATTGACGACCCTCATGCGTTACCGCTTGATACGGAGATACCGACACTAAAAGGGTGGCGCACGATTGGCGAACTTGAAATTGGTGATTTCGTATATGGCCCAGACGGCCTTCCCGTGCGCGTTACGGCAAAATCCGAGGTTGTGCAAGATCGGGAGTTGTATGCGGTTAGTACGGATGACGGGGAGACTGTGTACTGTGATGGCGGGCATTTGTGGGCATACCACTCCGAGACGACGCTAAAGAATGCGCCTCTTGTAAAAACAGCCCCCGCTAGGGAATTGGTGAGATGGGACAAACCTAACAAGCCGTACCTTCCGCGCCATGCTCCAGTCGCATACCCGCACGCACAGCTTCCTGTTGATCCATATATTCTGGGCGCTTGGCTTGGTGATGGCACGTCCAGTCTTGGGTTGCGTGAGAAACTTCGCAATTTAGGTGTTCTGAGCAACAAGCACGTGCCAGAGATGTATCTACGGGCGTCCATAGAGCAGCGTATGGCCTTGTTGCAGGGGCTGATGGACACAGATGGAGACGTTACTGAAGTGGGGCAGTGTGCGTTCAATAATACGAATGGGGAACTAACATACGTAGTACAGGAGTTGGTGCATAGTCTCGGGGTTAAGGCTTCAGTACATAGGTATGAAGACAGTCGTGAGGGCTGCAATCCCATATACCGAGTTACGTTCCAGTTAGAAGGCGCGGCGCGTATGCCGCGAAAAAGGGGGCTCACCCGCACACCTACCGATAAGAGCAGGCGCTCTTTTTCAGTTGTTGCCACTGGCTTGCGGAGTGCGGTTCAGTGCATAACGGTGGATCGTGCGGACGGGCAGTTTCTCGTTGGGCGTGGGTATGTTGTTACACATAACTCGGAGCAGGAAGCGAAAACCGGAAACCCTGCTATTTTTGACTCCGCATATGAATGGTATCAGACTGGTCCGCGACAGCGGCTGCAGCCGAACGCGAGTGTGGTGGTTGTCCAAACCCGCTGGAGTAAAAAAGACCTGACGGGGCGCTTGATTGATAATATGATGAAAAATGAAGGGGGTGACCAGTGGGAAGTGATCGAGTTGCCTATGGAACTGCCCTCTGGAGAGCCAATGTGGCCGGAGTTTTGGAAAAAAGAAGACATCCAGAAGTTAAAAAAGACCATTGATGTACGTTATTGGCAGGCGCAGTATCAACAGAACCCGACTTCCGAAGAAGGGGCGCTTGTAAAGCGCGAATGGTGGCGGGAGTGGCAGGACGAAGATCCGCCGGAGTGCAGCTATATCATTCTCAGCATCGACACCGCGCATGAAAAAAATACTCGCGCCGATTTCAGTGCGTTTACTGTGTGGGGTGTGTTCGATTATGTCGATCCTGCTGAACCGGATAGGAAAAAGCTGGGAAAACCCACACAGCATATTATTCTGCTTGAGGCGTTCAAGGAGAGGCTTGAATTCCCTGAACTCAAGCGCAAAGCCTTTGACACTTGGCGTGATTGGGAGCCGGATGGGTTCATTGTGGAGAAGAAGGCGTCCGGTGCGCCATTGATACAGGAATTGCGGAAGATGGGGATACCGGTTCAGGAGTTTACACCTTCGAAGGGGCAGGATAAAGTTTCTCGTGTTAATTCTGTTTCCGATATGTTCCGTTCTGGGTTCGTTTGGGCTCCGATGACCCGGTGGGCGGAGGATGTAATCAATGAAGTTGCAGAATTCCCCAGCGGGGAGCATGATGACTATGTTGATAGCATGAGTCAGGCATTGATGCGCTTTCGGCAGGGGGGGTTTATTACCCTGGATGTGGATTTTCAAGACGACGCCCAGTATAAATATACCCTTCAAAAAGCTGCGGCTTACTACTAGGAAAAATGATGGCCCAAACCACGAATGTAGCTAAGGCTCTGTATACGGATCAGCCGCAGAATATTCTTCCGGATGAAGGCGATGGTATTGGCGCTCTGGAAATTGAGATTATCGACCCGGAAGATGTGAAAATAAACGGCGAGTCGCTGATGCCGGAGAAGAATGATGAAGAGAGCTTTAATGAGAATTTAGCGGAAACGCTGGATGAGTCGTGGCTGGTCACAGTCAGTACTGACGTGCTTGCCGATATAAAAGAAGACTTGAACAGCCGAAAAGAGTGGGAAAAAACTTACGAGGAGGGGCTTGATCTCCTTGGCCTGAAGATAGAAACGCGCACTCAGCCATGGAATGGCGCTTGCGGAGTATATCACCCAATCCTTGCCGAATCCGTTGTCCGATTTCAAGCTGAGATGATAATGGAGACTTTTCCGGCATCAGGTCCGGTTAAAAGCAAAGTTATAGGGAAAGTAACAAAAGAAAAAGAAGAAGCGGGTAAGCGTGTTGTCGAGGATATGAACTATCAGCTTACTGAAGTTATGCCTGATTATCGGGCGGAACATGAAAGGCTGTTATGGGCTCTGCCGATTGCGGGGTCCGCATTTAAGAAAGTGTATTTTGATCCGTCTTTGAATCGGCAGGTTTCGATGTTTATTCCTGCCGAAGATGTAATTGTCCCATATGGCGCGACAACGTTGGAACAGTGCTCGCGCATTACCCATCGGATGAAAAAACACAAAAATGACTTAAAGAAGTTGCAAGTGTCCGGGTTTTATCGGGATATAGAGTTAGGTGAGCCACAGAAGGAAATAACAGACACCCAAAAAAGTAAAGATAAGATGACTGGGGTTGAAGCGCTGAATGATCCGCGATATACCCTGTATGAAGCGCATGTGGAGTTGGATTTTGAAGGTGATGACAAGTTTGCCAAAGATGAATCAAAAGCAGGTATCGCCGTCCCGTATGTTGTTACGATCAACACCGCTAATAACACTATTTTATCCATTTACCGGAATTGGAAACGGGACGATGAGACAAAGACAAAGCGACTTCACTTCGTGCACTATGGTTATATTCCGGGGTTTGGCTTCTATCATTTTGGTCTTATCCATCTTATTGGTGGTTTTGCCAAGTCTGCTACTTCTATTCTTCGCCAATTGGTGGATGCGGGGACTCTCAGCAATCTTCCGGGGGGTCTTAAAACAAGAGGGCTCCGGATCAAAGGGGATGACACCCCCATCAAACCGGGAGAGTGGCGAGATGTAGATATCCCCAGCGGTGCGGTGCGTGATAATATAATGCCTCTGCCGTACAAGGAACCGTCCGTAGTTCTTGCGGGCTTGCTGGATAAAGTGGTCAACGAGGCGCGAACGTTTGCGTCCATGGCTGATTTAAAAGCCGACGATATGAACCAACAGGCTCCTGTTGGGACCACTCTGGCGATTCTTGAACGGATGTTGAAAGTGATGTCGGCGGTTCAGGCACGCATTCATTTCGCCATGAAGACTGAGTTTAAGATCCTAAAAAGCATAATCAGGGAAAACACTAAGCCCGCCTATGATTATGAACCTTCCGGTGATGATGATACTGATGATGATGATGATGAGCGCACGGTAAAGCGAGAAGATTACGATATGGTGGAGATAATTCCCGTATCCGATCCAAATGCCAGCACCATGTCGCAGAGAATAGTTCAGTTTCAAGCAGCGTTTCAACT